ATTTATCGGGTCTGGAAGAAAAACAAGCTAAAGCGGGACGCGGCTACGGCTGCTGTCGCCCGCCGGGAAGCAAAAGAACGAGAAGATGCGGCACGTCTGGAAGCGTGGCGCGCAGAGCGGGCAGCGCGGGAAACGTTGAAATTCAAGGTTGTCGGCGTGACGTTCAAAAACGAGGACGGGAAAAGCCGTCAAACGCTTTTGCGCAAGCTGCATTTCGGGGACGCGCCCTTTAACAGCGACGAGGGCGTTGACATTACGATTGAACGCGGGGCATATCAGGGCGAACCGGCGTTTTCCGTATTTGCCGAAGGTCATCAGGTCGGCAATATCAGCAAAGATGACGTGCCGTTTTTCGTGCGGCGTTGGAGCGATTTTGTCGGCGTGACTTCCGCCGAAGTCTACGGCGGCGGAACGGATGACGATGGGCATTCGATCAACTACGGCATGAAAATCAACTGCGAGTTCCGCAAACAGGCGTAACGAAAACGAAAAGAGCGGGCGGGGAATCAAACCCCGCCCGCTCAAATTATTTTTTGTCCGGGATAGCGTCAAGCATACCCGCGCTTTCAAAAGCGTTGTAAAGAATCTGCGCGACGGCTTCGCGCGTAATGGGCTGCTGCCACCCATAATTGCCCGCGCCGTCGCCGTTGAAAATGCCCTTTCGCTTGCAGAATTCCGCCGCGTCGCGCGCCCATTCGGAGGGCGTGTCGCCCGTGTCGGCGCAAGAGGTCAACTGTTTCCGTGCTTCTTCAATGTTCATGTCCAATTCCTCCCCGGATAACCGTTCCTTGAATTTCTTCCATTGTTCATTGCCGGACGTGCCGTAATAGGTGTTCGTATCGTCGCCCATCCACGGACGCGGACACCATTTCCCCGTAACGTCGTAATGCCGCACGACGTTTTCAAGCGGGACGTTGTATTTCTGCATCAGCATTTGTGTGAATACAACAAGGTTGTCCACGATCTCCGGCGGGAAATACCAATCTGCGGGCGCTGCGGAACGCGCCGTAGATTTGTCCAGCTTATACGGTCTGACTTCAATGCCGATACTGTTTTCATTCCTGCATCGCGGGTGAACGTATGCGCCGGATGTGCCGCAATGCCAAGCAATATTGTTGTCCTCGACGCACTGATATACGGTGCTTCCTTCGTCTAAGCAATAATGCGCGGATGCCTGAATGCCCGGTGTATTGAAATAGTTTGCAACTGCTGCCGCCGTACCGAGCGAACCGAAATAATGAATCACGATGTATTCAATTTTCCGCCGCCCCGTGCATCGCCTGAAATTGCGGCTGATAAGCCGCTGTTCAACTGTCAGGGGCATTATTGCGCCCCCTTGCTTTCTACTGCGTCGCTGATCTTCTGCGTCTGCGTGCCGAAGTAGAACGCAATCACGACCGTATAAACGACCATGAATTCCTGACTGATCTGCTTCGTAACGGCTAAGTACGCGAATACCGCCGTCAGCGCAAGCGTCACAATGCTTTTGACGCTCAAAAGCGCGCCGATTCGTTTCAGAATGATTTCGTTCATGTGTTTTCCTCCTTTTAACAGTCCCGTTTCAGTGTGGTTTCGTACACGATACCGCCCGCCGTGTTTTCTGCCTTGCTTTTGTTCAGGGCAAAAGACAGCACCGTAGCAGTAGCCGCCTGCAATAACGCTATCAGCGCAGTCAAATACGGCAAGCTGCCCGTATAGTTGTTTGTGACTGCGATATAGCATAAATCCAGCGTTGTCGATGTCGTTTTATAGTCAATCAACAAAACGCCGTAGCAAAGAAGTTTGCTGAATGACAGATAGCCTTTTACAAACTCCCATGCTGCGGCAAACGCTGCTTTGATCTTCATGCGCCGTAGGGCGCGCTTTCTGGTCATTTGCTGCCCCCGTAATCGTGGGACTCCAGAATTTCAAGCCGCTTGTTCGTGCGGGCGCTGTCGCCCTCCAGCTTCACAACACGTTCTGTCATCTTCACAAGCGTTTCGTCCTGTTTTTCCTGCTTGCGCTTAATGTCATCCGTGTTTGCCTTGATATAGCCGATTTCGGTCAGCACCGTCCCGGACTCCTTGCCCGCGTCGGCGCTGTCTTTTTTGCTGTTCCTCGCAAACGCAAGATATGACAGCGCAAACCCCGCAAGCGTTCCAAAAATGCCGATAATCACGCTCCAATTCATAATGCACCCTCCGTTATTGTTCGATGTAGTCAAGCGTCACGGTTTCTTTCCCCGGCAAAATGGGACAACCGCGCACGTGGTAAATCGTTCCGTCAATCAGAACGCCCTCGCCGTCCGCTTCTCCGCAGACGGCATACATACCGGGCGCGGTCAGCCGCACCCATATCAGCGCGTCGCGCTGCGCAATAACCTTGCCGTCCTTTGCGGCGGTGTAGATTGCGCGGGTCATGCCGTGACCTCCTGCCATCCGGCGGGGTATTCTTCGGGAGTCCATGTGTTGCTGTCAAGCAGCGATTCGTAAAGCACGTCGCCCCAATAGCCGCGTTCACCCTTTGAAAACGCAAGCCCCGCCGTAATGGGTGACGGAATAACCCGCACGCCGTTTTTATACAGCACGTCTTCCCACAAGTTCGGCGCGGCTTCCGGCGTGTTTTCCGCCGTGTCCCACAAATCGACTGTCGCGCGCTTCAACGCGCCTTTCCAGTTGATGCGCGTGCCGGACTTCACAAGCGCCCCGCCGCCGGTCAGCGTCGGAAACAGTTCTACGGCGGTCGAACCGTCTTTGTTGTCAAGTCCCGCGCCCGCCGCCTTTTCGATCATTGCGCGCAGTTCCCGCGCCCGCTGGACAGTAATCATTCGTCCGCACCTCCTACCAGAATGTCAACGACTTTATCGGCTTCGGCAATCATCAACGCGCCGCTGAATTGCTCCACGGTCGCCGTCGGTTCGATGCCGAGTAGATCATCGTCAGAAAACTTATACACGAAATCTTCAAGACGTGTTTTCGTTTCCCCGTTTTCTTCTGTGTAGTCAACCGGGACTTTCACACAAAAGCCGCCTGCCTGCGCCCGCTCACACGGGACATAGCACCCGTTTTCATGCAGGCGGACAAAAATAACGTCATCCGAATAACCGATGACGCTGCCGTTCTGTTTGATCTGATACATAGGTTATCCCTCCATTTTCGGCGGCTGTCCGAGCCGCGCAGAATAAAACGCCGTCAGCTTCGGCGTTGGCATTGTGCGCAAGAGGTTTTTCCAGTAATAATTATCAGCGTCCGGGAAGCGTTCGGCGGTAAAATCCGCCGCCGCGTCGCCCTTGCCGCTGATATAGAATCGGTACAGCTTGTCAAGCAGCTTTTGCCGGTATGCGCCCTCCGGCGTGTCTGGTCTGAAATGTTCCCAGCCGTCCTCGCTGGTCACGGCGCAGATACCGCGCCCGTCCGGGGCGTGAAGGAATCCGCCGTTTTCCGTTACCTTTGTGCCGTGGCGAAGGTTGAAATAGCCGCCGATTCCGCTGCCCTTATACCGTTTGTAAGTGATGTAGTCCATACGTACCTCCCGGAAACAGTTGATTGTACTGCCGCAATACCTTTTGTACGGCAAAGTAGGAGTGAAATCTTCTCATGTGACCGAGCCATGATGTGACGGAAGCTGCTACGTCCGCCGCTGCCATCCTGCCCCGGTCTACCCATCTTCGGAAAATCTTCAATTTCTGCATCATGTGCCGAACGCCCTGATACGTCGCTTTGCGGACGATCTTGCCGGTTCTTCCGTATCGAAAACGGACTTTTACAAAAGAGAATCCGCGCGTCAATTTGATGATCTGTGTTTTCTTTTCGTTCAGGCGGATACCATGCGCGGCGCAGAGCCGCCGCAAATGATGCAGGCAGTTTTCGAGCCGCTTCTTTGAACGGTCGATAATGCAACCGTCATCCATGTATCGGACGTACTGTTTCATGCGCAGAACGTCTTTTATGAAATGGTCGATCTTGTTCGGCAAGGCAAGCGCGGCAATCTGTGAAACCTGACTGCCAAGCCCTAGCCCCACGTCCCCGAAGTTGGAAATAAAATATTCCGACAAGCGGACGAGGTTTCCGTCGATTCCGCTGCGCCGGAATTGTTCAAATATCGGTTCGTGATGCGCTGTGTCAAAATACTTTGAGAAATCGAAAATCAGGGCATAGCCCTCGTTTCCGTACCGGCGGTAATGATCTGCAAGAAACCGCGTCACGCGGGATACGGCGAAGTCATAGCCTTTTCCGGGCAGGCTTGCGCCATTGTCGTAGATAAACGACTTTGATAATGCAGGGACGAGGCAGTAATCGCATAAGCAGCGCTGTACGACACGTTCGGAAATGTGAACGCTTCGGATGTGGCGCGGCTTGCCCCGTTCTACAAGATCAAATTCGTAAAATCCACGCGACCGATATTTTCCGGTCAGTAATTCTTCCTGCGTCTTTGCGATGTGGGCGAGGGCAGACGATTTATAACGCTGTGTGCTTGCTTTCCACCCAACGCCCTTGATAGACGCGCGGTATGATGCGTAAAGATGGTCAAAAGAAAACACCGCGCCGAAATCCCCGAATTCTTTCAACGCTTTTGCTTTCTTCTCTATGCGCGCGGCTTTGCGCCGCTGATACCGCGCTTCGTGCCTTTCTGTGCTGTTCATGGGAAAATGATACCTCGTACATTTCTTTCTTGTCGCGCTGTCTAAAATGCGTAACGGCGTAGCCATGAAAACGCGGGGAACGCGCGCCCCACGTCCATGCAAGTAGCGTCCGGCTTTCCGTAGCAAGGACGTGTTCGCAGTCATAGAACCGCGTCGCGCCGTTGCTGCGCTCCAAATCTTCCCCGATGATGCGAAACAGGTCAATTCTTTCGTCGCCGTCAAAGATTTCAACGAAATTCAACGGCTGGCAATAACTGCCATGTTCAGCCCTCCGCGTTACGCCGTTGCTTTTGTGAGATGCACGAATGCACCGAGTCCGGCGACCGGCTTGCAGTCAAAGACGCACGCGCCGAGGTAGTCAATACTGTTGGTCGCAAGCCCGGAATGTTCAGAGCGAACAACCGTAATGTCCTGCGAATAGTTGCCGATGATGTACTCGAAATCGCCGTAGTATGCTTCATGTGCCGCAAGCGAACCAGTGAAGTAGACCTCTGCGCCCATGATGTAATACTTGCCGCCTGCGAATTCGATGAGGTTGTTCTTCGACTTGTTCATCAGCGGGAAGAAATCAGTAAAGAACGTCGCCTTGTTCATGCACCAGACGGCATTTCGCTCATAGCCGGACGCAAGCATACCGTAAAGCGAAACTACATTTTCTTCTGTCAGGGATGCCGTTTTTGCAACTGTCACCTGATCTGTGCCGTCCGTGTACGCGCCGCTTGTACCCTTGCCCGCGACCTTCACGCCGCCCGGCTGATCGCTGCCCGTACCCGTGAAGATGTAATTTTCGATCTTGCGGGCGATGGATTCGGCAATCACTTCGACAATGTAGCTTTCAAACGCGGACAGCGCCATTTCGGAAGATGCGCGGGATGCCTTGACCAGCTTGACGATTTCGTAGCCCGTCAGGGAAACGGAAGTCAGGCTGTCGGAGGCGGCGGTAATGCTTGCGTTCTCCGTGTGAAGAGCCGCGTCACTGTTCGTGCCTTCGACGGCGAATTTGAAATTGCCGGGGACGTGGAAGATTTTGCAGCGCTGCAAAATCGGGGCGACCTCGTACATTTTCTTGATGATCTGATTCGCGGTCGTTTCCGGGATGATGGGCAGCGCGGAATTTGCAGCGGTCGAATACGCGCGCTGTTCGTAAACGCGCTTTTCATCGTCCGTCAGGGACTTGCCCTGCAAGGTTTTCAGCCATGCGGAACGATACAGCTTTTCCGTATCCTCTACGGGCAGGCTGCGGGCAGCGACGGGGTTTTCGATGGGATTGCCCATAGCCGAGCCGGAATTCAGCATACGTTCGATTGCCTGACGCTTTTCGAGTCCTGCATCTTCCTCATTCAGTTCGCGCAGTTCCTTTTCCAGCGCGTCAATGTCGGCGTTCTTGTCATCAGTAAGCAGCTTGCGGATTTCAGCCTTGCGCGCGGCGATTTCGGCGCGTCTTTTCTCAATGTTCATGTTTTTACCTCCATAAATTCAAAAAATGTGGGTTTTCAGTATGTCAAAGCTATCAGACGTTTCCTGCGCGCGGCTTGCTCCAAAGCCGCCAGTTCCTTTGAATGCTCCACTTCAAAGAAACTGCGCGCGGAAATTTCTGTGTCTTTGTACGCGGGAATATCCACCGCCGACACGTCGTATAGCTTCTTGACCTTTGTGATCGTGCGAGTATGCGTTACGCTGTCATACTTGGATTCGCGCACAGAAAAGGAAAAGGACATTTTATCGACATACCCGCCGTCGATTTCCTCATACAGTTCGCGCCCCGCCTGTGTGCCGCCGAGGTCGGCTTCCATGTGCAAGCCGCGTTCGTCGATGGTCAGCGTAAGCGTTTTATTGCGCAGACGGGCGACCACCTTGCCGCCGTGATTGTAGTTAAAAATCACGTCGGACATATCGCATTCGTCAAATGCGTTGCGGTCAATGACCTCGGAATACTTCACGCCGTCGTATTCAAAAAGAACCGTCGGCGTATCAAACACGACCGCCGTACCGCGCACGCGGTATTCATCCTTTTCTTCTGCGCGTGGAACGAGTGAAAAATCCTGCACGGCGCGGTATTCGCGCCCTTGTTTCATACCCATAACGTCAAGCCTCCTTCGCTTCTGCGCCGTCCGGCTCTGCGGGCGGCGGGTCTTTTTCGTTCTTCGGGTCATCCGGCGGCGTTTCGCTGTCTGCGCCCGTCTGATACTTGTCGGCAAGTTTTGCATTTACCATGTTCAACGTCTGGACGCGGCGCGCACCTTCTTCGCCGCCGATTGTCGGCATATCGAACATTGTCAAAATCTGGTCAAGCGTCGCCGCGCCGATCTCCGTCAGGAATTTCGCCGCCGTCACCTTTTCGGGCAGCGTTGCAAACTGCACGGAATTTGCGGCGAAAATGATGCGGTTGCCGTGTCCGATCTCCCGTTCTGTAAACAGCACGTTCGTGAACGCCTGCGTTAGCTTGCGGAAGAACGGCGCGATTTCGCCGCTGTAAAAAGCCTGTTCCTGCTGCGGGGTAGCCGTGTTTTCGACGATCTCTTTTGAAACGCCGAGGTAGTCATAAATTTCCGTCTTGATGTATTCAAGCTGATTTGCCGGAATCGGCGTTGTCTTGTCGTTCAGCGGCGTATAGTCATACTTGGAATCCGTGACCACGATGCCCGCGCCGTTGTTCTCCATGCGCAAATTGTCCCGTACGAAATCGTCACGGCGGCGGTTCAAATCCTCATTTTTCACGGCGTTTGAAACTTTCAGGATGCCGCGAATGACGGCGACGAGTTCGGCAAACTTCGACATAGACTGATTGAACGTGTTTGCCGTTTTCAAAACAGGATTCAGCGGGCGGTTGTCATCCCCGAAAATATCGTTTTCGAGGAAATGTCTGCGGATGTGGATAATGCGGGAATACTCGCAGATATACGACGCGCCCGTTGCGAATTTGAACCGGCAATACAGCGTTCCCATATATTCAAGCAGTTCAAAATACTGCGCGTTGATGGGATAGATCGCCACAAGCCGCCGTTGACTGTCAAAGACGGGATATGCGACGGCGTTGTTGTAGACCTTGTATTGTGCCGCCAGCTTGTAATAAAAATCAGCCGCCGTCATGTACGGATTCGGCTGATACTGCAAGATGCGGTCAACGTAGTCATTGACGGATACCGTCGTTTCCGGGGACTGCCGGACGTGGCGCGGCTGCGCGGTCGATGCGCGGCGGGCGAATGCGTCCACGGCGGAACGAACCGTGTTAATATCCCACATATTGCCGGAATACGGCGAAAAGGTCGATTCCCACGAACTAAGCAGCTTGTACGCATGAAAATCCTTGTCGCTTTGCTGCTTCTTCCCGAAGATCGACTGAAATAGCCCTCGTTTTTCTGCCATGTTATCACCCCACCAAATACATATAGTCCTCGAAATCCCGCACATAGATGACCCACGCATTCAGGAGCGAAACCGCGCCGTCAATGCGGCGCTTGTCGGAAATCTTTACGGGCTGGATATTGTTGACCCCGCTTTTCTTGACTGCCGTGTTCGTCAGACACCAAAGCAAAACGGGGTTTTTGTTGTAATTCACTTTTTTGTCTGCGAATGCTGCGCCCATTTCACGCATCGGCTGCGACCATGTAAACGGACCCTGCGCAACGGCGACCATTTCAAAGCCGTTGGAGGTCATTTCATCGACCCAGTAACCCGCGAGGGCGCGGTCATATCCGACTTTGTACGTGTCGATCTTGTATTCGTCGCGCATCTGGCAGAACCACGCCGTAACATCGGAATAGTCCACGCGCACGCCGTCGCAGACCGTCAGCAATCCACGGTCAGCCCATGTTTTATAGGGCGCTTCCTGCGTGTTGTGTTCGTCCAGCATTTCCAGCTTCTTCGCCGGTAAAAAGTAATGCTGTAAAACGTAAATTTGCGGGTCATCCCCGGATTTGCGAATCAGGAGCGTCGCGCACGTCAAGTCAGTTGTCGCGGATAGGTCACAACCGCCGATTGCGTACGTGTTATACACGTCCTGCATCGTGAACGTCGCGTCGCTCTTTACTTCGTCGTAGCTTAACCACGCCGCCGCTGTCACGGATTTTACGTTGAAATCCTTGCAGAGAACGCCGGGTAAATCTTCCGGGTTCTTCTTTGCCCGCTCGACGAATGATGCCAGTGTAGAATAACGCTTGATCGTTCCGAGTCCCGGATTCGCCTTTATCCACGCTTGCGGGTCTGTCCATTCGGCGCGGTCATCCAGTTCATACAGCACCGGCAAAAACGTATCTTCCGTTATCTTGCCGTCGGCTATGTTGCACGCCAATTCGTAAATGTTATCAAACACGGATTCGCGTACCGTGCCGGATGTGGTAATCATAATCACGATGGGCTGTCGGCGGCTGGAGGTCGATTGCTTCATAACTTCGTACAAATTGCGGTCACGAATGGCGTGCAATTCGTCGATGATAACCGCGTGGGAGTTTAGACCGTCAAGCGTGTTGGAATCCGACGCGAGGGCTTCAAAGATGGATGCCGTCGCCGGAAAGTAAATATCGTTCCGGCGCTTTTTGATGATCGCGCGCAGTTCCGGCGACTGCTTGACCATGTTGACGGCTTCGGTCAGCGTCTTTTTTGCCTGATCTTTTTTCGTCGCTACGGAATAGATTTCCGCCGCGCCCTCATAGTCCGCGACAAGCAGATACAGCGCGATAGCCGCAAGCAGCGTCGTTTTTCCGTTCTTTCGGGCGACCAAAAGCAGCGTTTCGCGGAAGCGCCGGTATCCCGTGTCTTTTTCAAGCCAACCGAATAGCGTCTGAATGAACGCCTTTTGAAATAATTCCAGCTTCAACGCCGCGCCGAGTGTACCCTGCGACTGCTTGCAGAATTGCTCAATGAACAAAATCGGGCGTTCCCCGGTTTCTTCGTCGAAATAGTACGCCGAATCATCCGAGGGCGCGTCCATTTCCTGCATCAGCCGCCCGTAAACAGCTTTGACGCGGCGGCTTGTGACGATCTCGCCGCTTGAAATCCGCCCCCAGTATTCGCGCACATAGTTCATTATCTTCCCGCCGCTTTCGGCTTTGTAATAAACTGCATCAGTTCATCGCCCGCCGTTTTCTTTTCCTTTTCCGGCAGTAGGTTGATAAGCTGATTTGTCAGTGTGGAAAAAGATTTGATCGTCGTGTTATAGGCGCGTAGGGCGGGGGACTCCCGACGCATTTTCTGTGCGCCCTGCACAAAATCCTCGATAAGATCGCCGTTGTTGATCGCGTCGGCAAGGCGTTCCAGCGTAACCGACGTGACCGCGAATTGATTGATTAAACCCTCCGCGAATTGCTTCTTTTCTGTGGGTAAATCACGGAAAAGTTTTTTAATTTTCCGCTTTTTCGCGTCAATTTTTTCAGGGTTTGACATATCTTCGTATGTCTTTTTTTCTTCCGCCATATAATGTATGCCACCTCCTGAATTTTGCGTTACCCCCCCTCATGTGCGCGACCGGGGCGGTTCTAAACGTGGGTGAAGCGCGGTTACGCCGCCGGAAATTTTCAGCGGCGCACCGGGGGGGATATTGCGGATTCGATAACGTTTCCGTCTGCATCAAAAGCAAGACCGTCTGCAAGCGGCGGCGTTCCTTCGTGAATGATCGCGTGACACGTCCGGCAGACGGTTTCAAGATTATCTTCGTTCAGCGTAATCATGGGGTCATCTATGTTTCGCGGCGTTAATTCCGTCTTGTGATGGACGATGCAACCGGGCGCGCCGCACCTGACGCATAGCCCCGCGTCGCGTTTCAGGATGTACGCCCGCGTCCGCCGCCATGCTGCCGATTCGTAGAATGCTTTTGCAAATGCTTTCATTCCGCTGCCTCCTTGCAAAAGGGTAAAGGGAACGCCCTGCGCATAAGCGCAAGGCGCACGGCGGCGAGGTTTCCTCGACCTCCCTTTACGGCTATCAGCATAGCACGGATTTCCGAAACTTTCTGTTCAGACTTTTTTCAAAAGCGTCCGGCGCGGTCAGAGCAGCGCCCCAGCATCCGCACCGAAGTACAGCACAGCAAAGCCCGCAACGGCTTTATTGCGCAAATCGTAGATTGACGTGCGCGACGCATAGTTCACCTGTGCGGCAATTTCTTCTTTGCTTTTCCGCTCTATGTACCATAGGCGCAGTAATTCCGCGTCTTGCGGGTCAAGCTGCTGCAATACGCTGTCGATTTCGTCGATCTTGTCTTTTGTGCAGTTGATCTCCCGTGCAACTTCGGCAATCTCAATGCAATCTGTCAGCGCATCGTTTACACTTTTCGTGCTTGTGTACGGCTTCGACGTATCTAACGACGGATAGCCAGACGGCGCATTGTGGCGCATGATTCTTTCCTGCCGCCGCATCAGGTTTTTCAATGCCTTTTCAAGCATTGAACGTGATCGCAGCGTGTTTTCCGCTGCGTCAAAATAGTTAATCATAGCCCGCCTCCTTATGCGCGCTTCCCGCCGTGCCGGTATTCGCGCCCTTTGTTGTATTCGTGCTTTGCCATAAGCACGGCTTCAATGTCTACGCCCATGAACGCAAGAAAATCCATGATGCGCATGACCGCATCGCAGAGTTCGACCGCAACGCCCTCCGGCTTGCAGTTCCCCTCCGTATCAGCGCCCGAAGGATGCCCGACGTTATCGCAGATTTTTGAAAACTTGCAATTCTCCGGCGACAGCGCACACGTGCCGTAGATAACCGGGTTTCCGCTCCGCCATTCTTCCACGGCTTCCGAGATTTCAGCGTGTATCATAACCGCGACTTCCGGGAACGTGATAGGCGCATCATACCAACCGTGCGCAACGGCGTTTTTGTGGACATCCTGTGCAAATTCATTTACCGTCATTCTTTCCGCCTCCAATTCGTTTTTGTTTTTCGCTGTGGCTTTATAAATTTACCGTCCCGGCGGTAAAACCGGGCGACGATATACCGTCCGCCGTTCACGTCGTTATGAAATGCGCCAGCTTCCGCAAGGAAATATCCGGGGTACAGCTTTTCATATTCGGCGTTGTTGGTCGTGTCCCGTGCGAGTTCTTCCGCCCGCCTGCCGGAAATGCGCCCGTCGCGTGTTTTCGGGTCAGGGTCAATCAGATTCTTTGACGCATTCCAAGCCTTTTTGCCGACGGGCTTCTTGACGATGTAATGCCCAAGACCGGCAAGCCCTGTTTCCGTGAATTGCAGACGGCGGCTGTTCGCATATCCCAAACCCCAAGCCGCCTCCACCGCGTCACGATCTAACCCGCCGCTGATCGTGATGTGATGATGATAACGCCCGGTCTTTCCGCCGCGTTCTGTCACGACGATGTATTTCAGCGGCGGCAATCCGGCTTTCTTCCGCATCCGCTGAATGCGGCGTATGTAATTGCGGGCATTCCGTGCGGCTTCTTCTTCGCTTTCCGGCTGGACGGTATATGTCAGGTGAATTTCAAGATCGTCCGGCGTGAAGTTCGCGTGAAGCAGTCTGACAAGTTTTTCTTCCCTGTGGCGCTGATTTA